ACCGTACCACCACTCATTGGTTAGTTCTGAAAGAATAGTAGGTGAACCTTTTTGTAAAGATCTTAATGTATTAAGATATCTTAAATATTCTCCTGGATAGTTCTCTTTAATGACATCCAGTTCATTAGCCTCTGCTAAGGTTATTATAGATTTCCACTTGCTAGTTTGCGCGTCTTTAGATGAAAGTAATCTTTGCGGAACTCCTGCATCATGGAAGTCACCATCTTTTTTGCAATACTCAATTGCCTGCTGTACGCTTCCTCTCCGTTCCTCGACGTGGATACGATCACTTCCCAGTACTTGTTTAACTCGTTTAAGACCCACTGGATGGTTGAATTGCACAAAGCCTTGAAGATGAGGCGTTCCCTCTCTCCCAACTTCTTTTCCATAGCATGTATACAGTCGATGGCCATCGAGCTGCAGTAGATTTGTTCCATCAGACTCTGTGTAGTTATTTAAGGTGAATACCCAGTCTCTTGATTTTCTACTTACTGATTGCATTGCAAATTCCAAACTGAGGGTCTGGTCTAGTATTACCCAGACCCTGTGTGCCTGTGCCCGCTGCCTCACATTCTCTTCTATGTTACATCCCACACTTTTTAATTGGCACGTTCCTGTTCACACCGGACAGTATATGTCAGAAGTTTTAAACCGCGGGAAAAAACTCGTTCAATATTCCGGTCCACTTGCTTTAGGTGGTCGTGTTGCACTTGATATGGTTCGTCGTAGATTTAATAATATGTATAACCGTGGGTCCTCTGGTCCTCGTCGGTCTACTCGATTGGCTAGTCGAAGGCCTAATTCCTTTACTCGTACTCGTACTCGCCCTCGTAATAATCCCACTTCTGGGATAGGTACTACTGAGCAGTATGATCGTAAGCTTATTTATAGAAAGTCTACTATGCCTAAGTTTAAGAAACGTCGTTGGAAACGATTTAAGCGTAAGATAAACGCTATTGCTGAAAAAGAACTTGGTTCTCAGACAGTGTTGTTTAACCAGACTATTGGTGTATCTAATTCTACTTCTGGTAATCAAGCTGTACTTACTCTTGCTCTTTATGGTAACCAGTCTTCTGATACACATTTAAATGATTTGACTTATTTATCGAATCTTGGTAATGCTGGTGTTCCTTCAGTTGCTGATGGTGAAACTGTTTACGGAAGTACTAAATTTATGTTCCAGTCTGCTGTAATGGATATTACTATACAGAATAGGTCATTCCTTCATGGTACTCCTAATACTTATCCTTCTGAATGTCGTTTAGAGCTCGATATTTATGAGTTGTCTATGTCTAAAGAAGCTAATTATAGAGCTGGAGGTGTTACTACTAATTTTTCCAATTTGTCTAGTGTATATGTCACTGAATTGGCTAATGATGTTGGTGTTGTTAAGGACAATAATGCTGGTCCATCTACTACTCGTACTTTAATTACCGCTCGTGGTGTTACTCCTTTCGAGCAGGGTTATGTAAATGGGAAATATGGTATCAAAGTTTGGAAGAAAACTAAATATTCTCTTTCTCCTCAGGAAACCATTACCTACCAGTACAGAGATCCTCGTCGTCATGTTTATGATCATAAACAGATGAATTATATTGGTGGATTTAATCATCCTAGTCGCACTCGTATTTTACTTGTTGTTGCTAAGTTGTCTCCTGCTGCTTTTCCTATTGGCTCTGGAGCCGGTCAGTATGAAGAATTGTTTTATGTTGGTTGTACTCGTAAGTATATGTATAAACAAGAAGGTGTAAATGATTCTCGTAGTTTGGTCGTACCTCTATAGAATTTATATTAATATTTTAATGATAAAGTATACTTTATGCATCGTTTAAGTCGTTTAGAAAGTCTAAGTCTATATCTAATGTCATGTCATCCCCCGACTCGCATGTTGCCCCGTTACTCTGTATTGCCGCCGGCAGCGGGCTGGGGTGCAGGGGGCGAGCAGCCCCCGCCCATTGAAAAGGAAAATATCTTTCCTTGAATCTTCGTTTAATTGGATCTGCGTCTTCCTTGTTTTGGAAACATTGTTCAATTGTGTAGTTCGATAGAACGATAATTTTTTTTGGTCGGATTTTTTGTAAGCTCCCCCCTTTTATTTGAGCTGTAAATGGGTACCGATCTGCCCATATTTTTAGTTGACTGGCTGTACATTCGTGTTTTGGACACCATTCCTCTATTATGACCACTTCTTGGTCTAGATATCCACACCACCATTTGTTTAATTCCTTTTGATAGTGATCTGGATACAGATCCCATGCCATCTTACTTTTTCCAGTTCCTGTTTGACCGTACCACCACTCATTGGTTAGTTCTGAAAGAATAGTAGGTGAACCTTTTTGTAAAGATCTTAATGTATTAAGATATCTTAAATATTCTCCTGGATAGTTCTCTTTAATGACATCCAGT